CGGACGCAAGCCTGAATGGCTTTCGTTCAGCGGGTTCCCTAGAGCTGGTAGTCTCCGTATACCCTACTGACCGGCCCATCGCCTCTAGGACAACGGTCGCCCCGACGATCGCGTGATAAGCGCAACCATCAGAACGCTCACTGTCACTTACAGAGGCTTACGGACTGCGATGTTTGGACAGGGATTACAAACTCCATTCTCCCAAGAGAGGGCGGAGTCACCCTCAATCGGGGGGCCCAGCCAATCCTGTTGCCAGGGACTGGAAGTTCCTTGCACACCTGCTCTAATAAGAGCAGGGCCGGATGGTAAAGCTCATAGCGGATCTCGAGACAACGTCTCACCCTGGAGCAGCCCACTCACGTGGCTACCCCGTCCAGAGTCGCAAACCTCGTGAGAGGTTCTAGGTCTCAGAGCCTGGATCTTCTAAGGAGTCCGAGTAAAACGGAGGTAGCGTACCTCCGAAGTTACGAAGACACTTATGAATCCAGTTCATCCTTCGCCGCTCCAATCTAGCAGACCGATCTCCATCGGAACTGAAAGAAAGGTTAAACGAAGAACGAGTTTTGGCTCTAGTTACCGCGACTAGGTATTCCAGGGAGTTACCTCGAGCATCCTCTAGTACCCGATCACGGACCCTCTTGTAAAAGAAGGACCATAACCAAAGTACCGAGTAACGCCCGGGCAGAGTCACCGTTTCTCCAAAGGCGTTCCACGAATGCCCGAGAAGAATGATGACCTGGCGAATGGTATAACCCATAAGCCACCAGCCCTGTGGTGTTCCCCATCGGAGGATACCTCTGATCAATCGATCCAGAGCTTCCTTGTGGATTCCGAGTTTTACACCGGTTTTCACCAGCATAGAACCCTTAAGCCACTTGGTTACACCGATAGGCACTGTCTCCAGTGCCTTCGTCCAGTTACCTGGACGTAGACGATCGAGATACCCCCAGAAAGAGTAGGTCTCAAGACGACCATACATCCCCCACTCGTCTGCCGCTGGTTTGCGGCCCGTGGTTAGGAGCTCGCTGAGCTCCACCACAGAGAGTTTGGGTAGTAAGGGAATCAAGAAGATACCTCTCCAGTACGGGAATCCCGGTTGGACACACATGGCTAGAGCCATACGTATCGTGGCAGGAAGAGTAGAGATCGGCTTATCCAGCCGGCCTCCTACTCCTGTCAAGCTACCGACGGCTCTGGCCACAGCTATGGGAAGTAGAGTGAAACCTCTCCGGTTCAGATGACGCAGCAATGCCGCGGCGTCCGAAGGGAACCTGAAACACTGATAAATCAGTTTAACAGGAACCCCCGAAGCATCTCCCTCAGGCGTAACGAGCCTTTTACAAAACTCGAAGACGCCATTTTCTGAAACGATGGATTTCTCCATTGAAACAGAGATTCCTAACCCAGTCACCACGGCCAGATACCGCTTAGCGACAACATCGTCATAAATGACAATGTCATCGCCAACTACAGCGTATCTTTCGAACCAACCCTCAAGCCCTTCTAATGAGGCACAGTATTGAACAATCGCATGGTGTGCGACCGCCAACATGGCCCAACTAGAGTAGGCTCCCATCGGTTGCCCGACGAGGTACTTCCGAGATATCCACGGCCCCTCCGGCTTGAGACCCTCCTCAGGGTCCCAAGTGAAGTCTCTGTCCCACCAGTTCCTGGCGGTTAGGACATGTTTCCATAGTGTCGCTCCAGAAGGTCCTAAAACCTCCTGAAGTATCACCTGGTAAACATGGAGCGGAATACGGTCGGTCGCTGAAGAAAGGTCGTAGGAGTACACCGTAATAGGAGGCCCGGCAGGGGCAGCGCTTCTCAGGACGGAAATTGCTTTCTTAATCCTGTTAACGCACCCCTCCTGGTCGAATGTACCATCCTGCGGAATTTCACGAAGCGCGGCGAACAGCATCTTATGGAGTGGGCGCAACAGCGCCTGTGTCCAATAATCTACTATCGCGACGACCCGCAATTTCCCCGCTGCTTCCTCAATTCTATGAAGTCGAGAAAGCCAGGACGATTCACCCGAGACCGGAACCCAGCCTGGATACAGTACCTTATGGACGAGAGAGAAGAATCTCATGCTTATTACTAAGCCGAGCCACACTCTCCGCCCATAGACGTCCAAACAATAGGCCCTTAGGAAACTGAGGATGGAGGCACCACTGGGGTGCAGCAACGCTGCCGCATCTCTTATAGCGGTGAATCCACCCTGCAGTCCATGGGGACCCACTGAGGTACTTAACCACAGAGAGGGTCTCCGTAGAGGGCCCAACCGAAGTTGTCTCACGAAATGGGGCGCAAAGGTAGAAAGTCCTACGAAATGCTCCACCTCCCCGGTGAAAGCATCCGTAATACTCTCGATCTTGGATTTAGGGAGGCATATCAAGCCTCTATAAATTCCAACAACACTTAGCGTTAACATCGTCAACGTTAGGTTACCTTCGCGTATCTCATGACGCAAGACAGCGGGAATGATCTTCGGAAGAAGACCAGACACACCTACTAGAGGAAAAGCCATTGAGACGTTCGAACCTCTCCCCGACACATGGAGGAACACAAGCCTCTGTACTTCCTTAAGGTACAGTACGCAAAATGTCGATCCATTGTGCCGGATGAGGCTCCGGATGGCGCGCCCAAGGAGCTGAAGCCCCTCGGCGTACCCACCAGAGACACCAAACAGGAGCACCAGGAACTTGGTAAGTTTCCTGATGCCGCCTCCGGCGATTAACCAGTGGTTAGTAGTTCGCAGCATAATTGTTGTGAATGAAAGCCACCTGTGTCACTCCACACCCTTGCGGGTGTGGGACGTGGTTTGGGAGTCGGGCCGATGCCGGGCGCTGGAGGGGAGTGTGCTTTTATAAACCACTCGGACTGAAACCGCAATTGCTCACGGAGTCATGAACCAAGTGGGATCACTCGGGGGCCCATAGCGCCGCGAGGCTCACCGCC